AGCTACTAATACAGCACCATATGAAGGCTTTACTTCTTTTGATACAAATGGATTTACTGTTGATAATAATGGCGCTACTAATAGAGCCCCTAATTCTTATGTAGCTTGGGCTTTTAAGGGCGGCGGAGCTCCTACAGCTACAAACTCAGCGGGAGCAGGGAATGTCCCAACTGCGGGAAGTGTAAAAATAGATGGAGCTAATTCTACTACAGCTTTAGCAGGGGCAACACCTGCAACAAATATATCAGCAAATACAGGAGCAGGATTTAGTATTGTGAAGTATACAGGTCCTGCATCAAATTCCACAATAGGGCATGGGTTAGGTGTGACCCCATCAATGATAATTCAAAAGCCAACAGGTTCAGGTAATTGGTATGTTTATTTTGCCCCAGGTGTTATTGACGCTACATCCACTTATTATTATATGGTTTTAGATTCGGACGCAAGTAAAGGTACTACAGGTTCAGCAGCACCAACAACAACTACTTTTAATGCGGCAGGGTCTGGAGCACATATTGCTTATTGTTTTGCAGACATCGCAGGTTATCAGAAGATAGGGAATTATACAGGAACAGGAGCATCAGGTAACTTTATAGAAACAGGATTTGAACCTGCTTTTGTGTTAGCTAAACCATCCTCAAGTACAGGGTCTTGGCTAATTATGGACAATAAAAGAGGTGCAGATAGTCAGCTATACCCTAACTTATCTTCTACGGAGTATAATGATAGCGATAACTACTTCTACTCTAATGGTTTTGAGATGAAGTCTAACGGTAATTGGAACACTTCAGGAGTAACTTACATCTACCTAGCAATAGCCGCTGACAAAGATAGTTCAGTTCCTACGCAGGCCAATAGCTTTTCACCTACTTTATACACAGGTAATGGTGGAACGCAGAATATATACACTCCTTTTGCTCCTGATTTTACTTGGACAAAGCAAAGAACAGGAAGTAATGCAAATCATTTAGTGTTTGATACTATTAGAGGTGCATTTATGCAAATAATGCCAAACACAACAAATGGTACTGTAGATAGATCTTCAGCAGATAAAGGTGTAACTTCATTTAACAGTAATGGATTTACTGTAAAAGATACAAGTGCAGGAGATTATGAAATAAATGGACCAAATGGCGGAACATATTCAGGGAATGGAACTTACGTCTCATGGTGTTGGAAAGCAGGAGGGTTGCCTACTATAAATAGTGATGGGGACAATACAAGTATAGTAAGTGCAAATCAAGCTGCCGGATTCTCAATTATTAGATATAAAGGTAATGGTAATAATGATTCTTCAGTAGGTCACGGATTAAATAGTCCTCCAGAAATGTTTATATATAAGAGAACAAGCTCTACTGGCTCTTGGAATATTATACATAAAGACGTTAATAATTATCAAGCTTATTTAGAATTCACTTCTGGAACTACAAACAATGATTCATCAATGCAGTCTCCCACAAACTCTGTAATTAGGTTTAACACTAACTCACCGTCTTATAATGGCTCAGGTCAAGACTGGTTAATATATGCTTTCCACAGCGTATCAGGTTATCAGAAGATAGGGAGTTATCAAGGAAATGCGGCAGCTTCTAGTGGAACGACTCAACCTATATACACAACTGACAATGGACTATCAGGAGGTGCAAATGGATTTACTCCAAGTTTTTTACTGATAAAATCTACAACACTAGCGGGTCAAGAATGGAATATGATTGATTCAGCAAGAGGACGTAGAGAAGAATTATTTGCAGATTTACCAAATCCTGAACAAACTAATTCAAACGACAATGGCGTTAAATCTTTTGATACAAATGGCTTTACTCTTGGTGATGGTACTTCATATAATAGAAGTGGAGAAACTTACATATATTTAGCAATAAAATAAAATTAAATCTTATGAACACAACAATAATTATTTTAATTGGATTAGTAGTTTTACTGATCGTAATAAACATAGCCGCAATATGGCTTACAAAGAAAGGTCTTACCAAAGACGAGAACAACAATATGATTCCCGACATCTTAGAGGAGAAATTTGCTAAGATGAAGGATGATGTATCTAAGCGTGTTGATCGTGTCGGAGAAGAGCTTAAAGACGTTACAAAAGCTATAAAAGAAGTAGGTAACCAAATCGGAGATGTGCCTAACGCAATGAAAGGTCAGAATAGATCTGGAAAAAAATCAAAGAAAAAATGAATTACGTGCAAGATACCACAGCTGGAGAGATAACAGTAAACTACATTTATGTTAAATCTAAAAAAATTAAGGGTGACTGATGCAAAAGTTTACGCTCTCACAGTAGGAGCTCTAGCTACGTCAATGACAGATATTGATGTAGTCCTTAAAATTATTGCAACGCTCGTGGCCATAGGATATACCTTGCACAAATGGTATATAATGCATGGAAAGAATAAGTGAGCACGTATCGTACAAAGAAGGTGTAAAGTCAAACACTGCTACTAGGTTAAACATCGACAATACCCCTGGCTCTTATGAGCTTTCCAATATGGGTATCTTGGCTGACAATCTTTTTGAGCCATTAAGAAAATGGGTAGGCGGCCCAATAAAAATAAATTCATTTTACCGGTCTGAAAATTTGAATCAAGCTATTGGCGGAAGTTCTCGTAGCCAGCATTGCCAGGGTCGTGCGATTGACTTAGATGATACCTTCGGACATAAAACAAATGCAGAGATGTTTGAGCATATTAAAAATAACCTATCTTATGATCAGATAATATGGGAGTTTGGTGATGACACTAATCCTGATTGGGTACATGTTAGCTACGTCTCAGATAGTGAGAATAGAGGACGCGCACTAAGAGCGGTAAAAGAAAACGGTAAAACAACGTATCAAGTAATATGAGTAAGCCAAAGAAGAAATTTGGTCAAACTACGGTAGGGAAGCTGCTCAAAGCTTCTATAGGACTAATTAATCCCACTCTTGGAAGTATTATACAAGGCGACATGTCTGTTGATCAGGTTGTAACCTCAATTAAAAACTCAGACGCACCAGCAGCAGATAAAGTTAGAGCTCAAGAAATGGTCTTAGATGCATATCAAGCAGAGGTAGAGGATAGAGCTTCTGCTAGACAGAGAGAGATTGCAGCCTTGAATGCAGGGTCAAATGATGTTCTTTTTAAAACTGTAGGGTGGGGTATCACCCTTTGTTTTATTGGTGTAATTGCGGGAGCGATAGGGTTGTGGCAAATACCTGAAGAGTCTCAGAGATTATTCGACATGGGATTCGGAGCAGTGGTAGCAGCCTTTACTCAAGTAATAGGATACTACTTTGGATCCTCCGCTGGGAGCAAACAAAAAACTAATTTAATGAACGGCAATGGCGAAAGCAATTAATCTATCAACTTACCAAACTAAATCAAAAGTTAGAAGACCAGGGGTACACTCAAAAACCAAGAGCTCGGTTTTAAAATCTTCTAAGAACTACCGCAAAGCATACCGAGGACAAGGGCGTTAAAATATTTGTATCTTTATATTCAAATTAAATCAAATCTAATGGATATAAGGAAAATTTCTGTAGGGCCAGATTATAAGTCTGGAGCGATGCACTACTTGGTGGGTCAAGAGATTTTAAACGGTAAGTATTTTATACACCTCATACAGCAAGACGCAGACAAGCATTCCATTAAGATATGGATACAGCGTAAAGATGAGATTCTGTTATGGAAAGAGTTTAGTTCTTACGTGCCCGTGTCTATTGAATATAATATTAACTTTTAATGAAATCACCGTTTTACTTTATAGTTGAGCCTGTTGAGGGAAAAAGGTATAACAACACTAAAAGTATGTCAGGGCTAGATTTTATTACTAGCACAAGCGAGGAAGATTTTACCGTCTCTAATCGAAAAGGTATTGTTAAAGAAGTTCCTTTGAAATATCAAGGTCCAATCGAAAAAGGCGATATACTTTTAGTTCACCACAATGTATTTAAATATTACAATGACATGAAAGGCAGACAGCAGAGTGGTAAAAGCTTTTTCCAGGATAATTTATTTTTTATAGATAATGATCAGTTTTTTATGTATAATCATAATAATCAGTGGCATAGCCACGATAGATATTGTTTCGTAAAGCCAATAAAAAAACAAAAGTCATTTATGTTTAAGCGTGGAAATGAAGAGCCGCTAATGGGAGAAATGGTTTATCCAAATGAGTATCTCTTATCTCAAGGAATAAAACCAGGGGCACAAGTTAGTTTTCAGCCTGACAGCGAATATGAGTTTGATGTAGATGGTGAGAAACTTTATCGAATGTATGACCATCAAATAACATTAACCCTATGAGCTCAGAATTACTTAAAGTACAAATTATAGCAGCAGGGCGAAAGGCTGTAGAACAGCTAATTAAAGTCGCCAAAGAAGATATAATAAAGCCTGATCCTGAAGATGAGTTAGCAGCAGATAGATTAAAAAATGCAGCAGCGACAAAAAAACTTGCAATATTCGATGCTTTTGATATATTAAATAAGATAGATGCAGAGCAAGAGAACATAACTATAAATCAAACTAATGGAGGAAAAATCCAATCTAAACAAGGGTTTGCAGAAAGACGATCAAAATAGATTGTTTTATGTAGTAAAAAACCTAGTGCCTAAACTTGTTCTAGGTAATAAAAATAAAGCTAAAACCTGGATTTATGGTTATAGTAAAAAATATGATATGGTGGTCATATCTAAAAATGGCCAAATTGGAGAGATAGTAAATATCAACGGGTTAAATATAGCTCTACCTATACGACCTAACAATATTGTTCAAGAATCTGACATTAAAAGTAAACAGTTTTGGAAAAGAAAAGAGTTGCCCAAAGAGCTAAGCCGCATACAGTCAATATTTCAATGGAACGAAATGGCTAGTGTTTTTAAAAACAAGTGGGTTGATTATATTGAAGAAGAGTTTGATAGAAGAGAAGAAGGGCATTGGTTTTATAATAATGGTAAACCTACCTATATCACAGGATCTCATTATATGTACTTGCAGTGGACTAGCATTGACGTAGGATATCCTGATTTCAGAGAGGCAAATAGAATATTTTTTATTTTTTGGGAAGCATGTAAAGCAGATCCTAGGTGCTTTGGGTTGGTTTATTTAAAAATAAGACGTTCTGGATTCTCATTTATGGGCTCATCAGAGTGTGTAAACACAGGGACTTTGGTTAAAGATTCAAGGGTAGGCATACTATCAAAGACAGGGTCAGATGCCAAAAAAATGTTTACAGATAAAGTCGTGCCTATAGCAAATAGACTACCCTTCTTTTTTAAACCTATTCAAGATGGTATGGACAAACCTAAAACTGAATTAGCTTTCAGAATACCAGCTTCTAAGATTACTAAAAAAAATATGTATGACGCTGTTGATGAAGAGCTGTATGGTCTAGACACCACTATCGACTGGAAGAATACAGATGAAAACTCTTATGACGGTGAAAAGTTACTATTGTTAGTTCATGATGAAAGCGGTAAATGGATAAAACCCAATAATATTCTCAACAATTGGAGAGTAACTAAAACATGTTTAAGATTAGGAAGTAAGATTATAGGTAAATGTATGATGGGCTCAACCTCTAACTCCTTAGAAAAAGGTGGAGATAATTTTAAAAAGTTATATAATGCATCAGACGTCACTAAAAGAAATAGAAATGGTCAAACAAAATCTGGTTTATACTCTTTGTT